AATTTATCAGCAATCCACTCAAAAGACTTTTCCATTACTTTAGCAGGAAATCCTGTAACTTTTTTAATTCCAGAAATTACTTTTTCTATTTTAGCTTTTAAACTTTTTTCATCAACACTTTTAAATCCTATTTTATGTAACCCTTCTGCTAGTATATGCAAAAAAGCTGTGTTGCCTAATACCGTTCCTACCGCTTCGATAGAATGTAATACGCCGGATTCATTGACGTATGTTCTAGATTCTTTAATTTCTTTCTTTATTGAGTCTATATCGGATACATCAACATTAGCAACTTTACCGTCAGCATCTATTAATGCAGAAAGCATAGCAGCTTGAACTTCGTCATCCGTAATATCTTCGCCATCTTTCTTAAGTTCAGTGCCTAATGAAAATAACTGTTTTTGTACGGCAGACGCATCTCCGGTTGCCGATTCTAATAAAGTTCTTACGTATGAATGTAAAACAATATTTTGTGCTATAGGCGCTAATTTCATATTATTTCTTAGGCTCGGTTTTAACTCCTTTGTCTTTGCTAGGTTCTTCCTTAGCTACGTAATTTTTATCTACCCAATTGAAAAATTTCTTTTTATCTTTAGGCTTTTCTAAATCTGCAGGATCTTGAATTTTAAACTTCTTCATTGCTTTTTGAAAAAACTTTTGATAGTCTTCTCCTGAAGCTGCTTCAGTAACCATACTACCTACATCATAATACTTATTTAAAGTACCTCCGATATCTTCATATGCAGATTCTAAACGCTGCTGAAGTACTGACATTTCTTGAGAAGTCTTTTCAAATATCTTATATGCTTCACCTAAATGCTTCATATGACGATTTACTGTATTAGCGTCAAACCAATCTTCAGTTTCAGACAAAGTTAAATGATGAGCAGCTTCAATAAGCTCTCCTAAATATTGAGAAGTTTCTTTTAAAGAATGAGGTCTGTAAATAGAGTTTGAATGTTCAGCAAATTTATATACTGCTTCTAAAAAAGCTTTCTTTTGCTCAGTAGTCATACTTTGAGTTAAATCTTCACCCTCTTTTAGTAAGTCTGCTAATTTAATAGATTTATTCGTTTTCATATTTTCTTTTATTTTCATTTCATGCATATGTAATGCAGCTAAATATTTTTTCAAAGCTTCTTTGGTACCTTTAGTAGCACCTACTCGCTTTCCGCCATCTTTTTTATAGACAACGTATTTATCTCCTTCTTTCTTATAAGTATAAGGCATACTAAGAAGCTACGTTAGTAGTGGTTGCAGTATTAAATCTCGATTTAAACTTACCATCTTGATACCAAATAGTACCAATATCTCTTCCGTTAGATCCTGAACCTGGATGAGTGTAATTAATTGCTATATTAAATACATATCCACCTACTGAATTAGTTAAAGTAGAGCAAGATACATCTAGCGTCATAGAGTTAAATAAAGCCTGGAGTATTGGAGTGCGTATTTCTTTAGATAAATCAGACATATAATATAATATCTCTGGTTTTTTCTTATTTAAACCTAACACAGCAATAATACCAGTTTTCATTTTAAGTTCTTTCTGAAGCCCTTTAATAATTTGCTCTGACGGCTCAACTACTTCTTCATTAAGTCTACCTTTTTTGAATTCTAATAAATCTTTTAATTTCATTATCCTTTATATTTTTTAGGAGTAACATCGACATTCAATTTTGAATTGTCTTTATCCTGTTTAGTTTTTTGGCTATAAGCCTTTGCTTTAGCATTTTTGTTGCTAGCTTTGTATCTTTCTTCTAAATTCATGGTTTGGTTTATTTAATGTCTGATAATATATCTGTGATTAATTTATTTACCTTTTCATATTTAGCTGGCTTAATTAAACCACGCTGTACTGATTCATGCATCGCTGTTGGTTTTAGGAAAGCTCCGTGAGTTGATGGATTAGACACAAAGTCAAATGCAATTAATTCAAAATCATCTTGCACTTCAACTGAACCTTCTCCTAACTGCTTAACAGATCCTAATCCACGAGAACTAATACCTAATTTAATACCACACTTAAATAACTCTTTTAAAATGTTACCTGACGGAGTTGATAAAACTTCTACAGTTCCAACTAAGTCATTTCCGTCCCAATGCATTTCTGTTACATTGTGAGAAACGTTATTTAAGTTTACTACTGAAGAGTCTGGATGATCCAATTCTCCTAAAGCTCTTCTTTCTTTAATATTTACCTCAGCATATTTTTTAGCTTCACGCATTAATATATTTCTAGGATAAACTCGTCCATTTTGGTTTTGAGCATCTGCTCTTTGCAATACGCCTTTAACCATTAGACGACCATTATTCTTTTCCATAGACTCACTAATCATTTCCGGAGAAATGTTAAATGTGATATAGTCTACTATTAATTTCTTATTTTCCATATTAAGATGCTAGCTCCTTTAATTGTTTTGATACTCTCAATAAACGCTCACTAATTTTAGAGAGATTTTCACGAGACGATTTCCAATAAACATTGTTGTCTACACCCATTTCTTGTTTTAAGCGAACATTATGGTTAACAACTTTTTCAATTTCTTTTAAACCTCTATTAATGTAATTAATTGAGTTATTTATTTTTGCCTTAGGCGATGCTATAGGATCTTTTCTATATTCATTATATGAAATTTCATTAAGATAAAGTTCTTTTGAAAGCTTCATAAACTCAGATTCTTTAACTGGCTTCTTAACTTCTTTTTTAACTTTCTTAACTTTTTTATATCCTAACATTTCGATAGTGTCATCTCCTAACTCACCAAAGGCATTAGGAGTTTCATATCCACCAGCACCCGCTGATGTTGACATTTCTTCGATGTCGTCTAATTCTAACGGAAAGTCATCGTCAGCATCATCTATTAAGCGAGAATTATCTTCAGGCTCTCCAGATTCTTTAAGGAATTTTTTAAATGTAGTTGTGTATGACATAAACTAATTTTAATAATTGTATAATATAGTAATATCACCTCCGTCAGATGCAGATACGTATCTTAAGCTAATTGGAAATATTTGATGATTTTGGCCTGACTCGTGAAAATCAGCTCCAAAATATCCTGTGCCACTTGACGCTGTTATAAATAAACTTCCGGTATTCATAATAAGAAACCCTGCAGGGTTTGCATTACTTCCTGTTGCTGTAAACGGATTATTAGTTGTAGCAGTTACTCGAACTGTACGAGAATACGTTGCATTAATTTTTGATGAATTATATGTCGCTGCAGGAGCTGAGTAAGGTCCAAATATTGGATTTGTAGTTTCTGGCATAATTATACTTTCTTAAGTTCTTTTACTAATTCATGATAACGTAACAAACTCAATATATGAGTGTCTTTAACTGTTTTAGCAGAAGCAATCTCACTTAATAAATTAGATACCTCAGATAATTTAATTTTAACTACTTTATCGTCAACCTTTGAAGTCAATGATTTAAGTGACTTTTGAAGTTTGGAAACTTCTTCTCCTATAAAAGATTTCAATTCAGTACCTTCTGATACTGCGTTGATATAATTTCTTAATATAGATTTCTGCCCTTCATTTAAATCAGAATATTTTTCATTGAATCTATCAACTAAAATTTTATATGATAATAAACGAACTTCTTTGTCTTGCTTAATAAAAGAAGACATTTCATTTAATGGAGCTACTTTCTTAACGTCTTTACGAGTTATATGCTCAATTAATGTATATCTATTATTAACAGACTCTACAGGGCTATCAGCTATTGTGTATTCAAATAACTTATATATAGCAGCTAGAGTTTTATAGTTACTAACTTTGGTTTTAAAGAAGTCTTCTAATACATAAGTATTTTTAATTTCTTTAATCAAATTATATTTCTGTCTGTTAATGACAGTTTGGTTCAATTTCGCTTTTGCGGTCGATACAGCATCTATTAAATGACCTGCTTTGTCTTCTTTAGCAAATTTTTCTTTTACAAGAGTTTGATACAAGTTCAATTCCTTTGCTAATTCCGTAGATTTAGCAAAATACTTTTTAATAATTGGAATCGCCTTTGAGTCATTATTGTTCAAAGTATCCGATGCAACTTGACGTACAAGAAGTTCGAATAGAACACCCGTGTTTTTAAACTTTGAATGCTTTAAATTTTTCATTAATAGGCTTTTTGTTTTCTTAATAATAAATATGGTAATACTGATCTTTTACTTTATTCTGGGATAATATTTGTTTCGTCTAATAAAGCTCCTTGAGTTTCATTAAGAGTTTTTACTTTTTTAGAAGTATACTTAGCTAAACCATATTTTTTAATAGTTCCTGCAACAGATTCATTTCTAGAGTTCTTCCAAGCTACTTTTCCAATAGGATCATATCCTCTAGGATGCTCGTGAGTATTATATTTCATTCCTTCTTTAGGACGACCAGCTCCAGGCCAACCACCTGCTGGTGTTTGCTTTTGTCTAGCTTTTGTATCATATTTTTTCTGAAGCGATTTGTCTACGCCTTCTTCCTTAGTAGTTTCTTTTCCACCGCCAAATGGATTTGCAGGTTCATCTCCTCCTTCTTCGCCACCTTCTTCTTCACCTCCTCCACCAAATGGATTTCCTCCTTCTTCGCCACCTTCTTCTTTTTCCTCTGGTTCTTGATTTTTAGGGTCTGCAGGATCTTTTCCTTCTTCTCCTATTTTAGTAAGACGGAAAGTTTCTTTACCATCGACAATTAAACCTGCTTCAATTTCTGCAGCTTCGTCTAAAGTAAAATTAAATATATTTTTATATATCCATTCTTTAGACATTATTTTCTTTTCAATCATATCGCCTGCTAAAGTTACTTTAGTAGCGTATAAAGTTAATTTCTCTTGCTCGTAAATTGTTGATGGAGAAGTCATTGTCAATTCAAAATCAACTAACTCTGCATTTGCAAATCCTTGAGCATATAAATGAACAATAGCAATTTTATGCAATTCGGAAATTACAATTCTTTGAATCCTTTCAATGGTTCTAGCAAAACGAACATCTTCAGCAGCTAGTGTAGCCTTTCCTGAAATTCCTTCTTCATATCCTAAAAATGCTTTGGGAACTTTTAAAGCTGCCATCATTTTATTACGAAGATATTCAATATCGTCAATGCCTGTAAATTCCATACCTGCTAAAGTATCAATTTCAGTTCCTGAAGACCCACCCCTTACTGGTAAGAAATAATCTTCAAGCATATTTTGCATATTAAACTTTAAATTATAATCTCCTGTTTGAGGGTCTACATAAGGAACCTTTTTCATTTGATTGATAATTTTTTGCATATAAGCATCAACTTCTTGAGGTGGAATATTTCCTACGTCTACTTTAAATATACGTTTCTCAGGAGCTCTCATTACACGATGAATTAACATCGCGTCTTCCATCAGCGTTAATTGCTTCCAAACTTTTCTAGCTCCTTCAAGCATAGACTTACCATAAGGTAAGAAGTTTGAGTCATTAATTAAACGAAAATGAGCAATCTCAAAATTTTCATATATAATATTTCCTCCGCCTAACTGCTTGAATTGCACGTGATATGGATTGTCTAGTGTCATTCCTTCTTCACGAATAATTTCATATGCAGACATTGGAGTAACGTTTACAATTCCAATTTCTTCTTGAATGTCTAAGTGTAAAAATAAATCTCCATATTTACACATATTACGAACCCATGGCCATAAATTAAATTCAATGTTTAAAACATCATAAAATAAATTATGCAGGATTTTCTTAATATTTTCATTGTCACTGGTAATACGTAATACATCACCAAAGTCATCTTTCATAACTGTTTCGTCTGCATAGATATCTAATGCTGATGATAAAATTGCATCTTGATCCATAACTTCATAATCTGTATACAATTCAGTCTTAGATGAAAAGTAATTGTAATTTGGATTATATGTATTTAATGAATTGGGACGAACACCATGTAAACGAGTAAATCGATCAATAAATTTTGAGTTATGTGCGTTACCTACTGATTGTAAATGGTCGTTGTCAACTACCTTAAGTTGATTCTTTCCCACTTTACGCACGATAACATTGGTATTAAAGAGACGTTTTAATCGCCCGTATAATGTTTTATCTGCTGCCATTTTTAATTAAACTATTTAAAATAAATATCTGTTTTCCTAATAACAAGCTTTTTTTAAAGAAGCCACGTTAAATCTTCGTCATCGCCCCTTTTACCGGTGTCCATAGACCAACCAGTTTCTTTTCTCATTCCAGCAGTATTATTATAAACTCCTCGACCATTACCAAAATAATCTAAAGTTTTTCTATTTAGATCCATTCCTTGCTGTCGAAGCTTTAAGGCAGTGTCTCTTATCCATAATCCAATGGAAAAAGCCATTACTAAATCGTCATTATATCCATGCTGTGCTTCAGGACGTGAACCGTTCCATACAAACACATACAGTTCTTCTAACAATCTTCTAGAGTGAATTACAGGAACTCGCTCTCTCATATACGTATCCAATTTGGAAATTACCAAAGGACGAGTACGAGATGAAGTTGTAAACCCAGCTGTCATTGCCGAAGTATCTTTTAAATCGACATATCTAGCTAATTGTTGAGATACATCTGACAATCCACTATCCTTAGAAGAATAGTATAAATTTTTATAGCCTCTGTCAATTGCTACTTGAATTGAAGCCCAACCCACATTGGCATTTTCAATTACTAGTAAAGCGTCATTGTATTCTGTAGCAATATTCACTAACATATTTCCATATTCCTTAGTAGATATTTGCCCCTTATATTCAGCTACTTGCGTTACAGATTCTACATCGATAACGTGAAATGCTGAGTAGTCAGCTCCGTCACCTCGAGCAACGTCAGCTACAACTACATAATCTCTTTGATAATTAGCTGGCTCCCATATCCATAAATCTCCGCTATTTCTAGTTTCAATAGGATCTTTAATGTGAGTTGATTCATACCATTTTAGTACCTGACCTTCAATTACAGAATGACCTGAAGTGATAAAGTCGCAGTCACATTCTTGAGCAGCTCCTTTAGTTCCTAACAACTCATCTTGTTTATCTCTCCAAGATTGATCTCTGTCAGGATGCACGTCCCAGCGAAGTCGAATAGTATTAAATCTATTTTTGCCTTCTTCAGCTCCTACCCATGTTTTATGGAAAAAGTTACCAGTACCATTAGGAGTGGATAATATAATAGCTCCTCCTCCAGTTGCTAAAGTTTGTTGTGCTGATATCCAAATTTCTTCTACATTGGAAATAAACGCAGCTTCATCTATTATTAACAAAGACAATGCTTCTGAACGTCCAGAGTCGCCTGACGATGAAGTTGCTTTGATTTGAGAACCATTATTAAGACGTAATGATAATTTATTATCTTCTGTTGCTGGTAATTTAAGCCATGATGGTAAATTTTCATACATGACTTTTACCTTTAGTACTAAGTTCTTTGCTACTTCTTGTTTCGTAGCGATAACTAGAATATTTTTATCCCCAAAAAACGTCATAAGCCAAAGGGCATAGCCTGCACTTAGCGTCGATATACCTAATTGCCTGGATTTGAGTATGACGTTATAATCATTGTCTCGCAGGTTGTTTAAGGCCTCCTCTTGAAATGGATATAAATGAAAAGGAATTTTTCCTTTTTGAGGATGTTGAATTTGACAAAACTTTTTCATGAAGTGAACAGGATCTGTTAAACATTTCTTGTACTCTTCTTTGATTATTTCTTTTAACGTCTTTGCTTGACTCATAACTTAATTGATTTTAGTGAGTTACAAATCCAATAACGGTAGATGTAATTAATATGCCTGTAACTATTTTGAATATTTTATTCTTTTTCTTTTCTTTCTTAACGTCACGCTCTAATCCAGAAACTATTTCTACATATTTAGTTTCTTTTTGTTTATACATATCAATTTGAGAAGCATAATTAGCTACTTTATTTACATAGGTATATACCAATCTTTCATTAGTAAAACTTTTCAATTCTATTTGATGCATTAGTATTTTAGTTTCAGCTAATTCAGCTCGAGCAGAATCACCTCTTAATAAATCTTTTGCTACTTTTTTTACAATGCTATCTGGAAAGCAATGTACTTGAGTTTTATTTGTAACGGTTTGTGAAAAAGTCGCCAAGCTCATCATGAGTAGCATTGTCAATAGCTTTAATTTTGTCGCCATAGTAATTTTGAATTTGTTTTATTTTATGTTTTGTTGAATCTATTTGATGTTCTATTGTCACCAAACTATCTTTGTATTGAGTAATAAGACTGTCATACTTTAATTGGTCTTTTTCCAAAGCCCCAATCATTTTAGATAAGCTATCTATTTCATTTTTTTGCTTTGCATACTTATCTACTTCAACTGAATTAGGTGAAGTCATGAATATAACTGCAACTAAAATTGCAATTATAATTAATAATGTCCCTGAAAGTTTATCTAATTTCATATACCGCCTTATATCAATAAATATAAGACTAGTAATATTACGCTATCGTAGCGGGCCCTGAAGGGGTTACTGTTGATCCAACTACTGGCACTGCGCCGCCACCTGCTCCTGAAATTACTTGTCCCGGAGGAACAATAATTGTAGCTGTTTTGATATATGAGTCAATAGCTGTCGCTAAATCTTTTGCTAGCTCTCTTTGTGCTGTTTCAGTGTCTTTAGCAGTCGTTTGTAACTTTTTAAAGGCAGCGAATATTTGTTGTTCGAGTAAAGGTTTAATTAATGGCATATTATATTGCAGCTTTAACTCTTCCTAATAAGCCAGCTTTGATAAGCATCTTAACTGCTAGCTTTTTTTCTTGAGTTGATTTAATTTCACGAAATGTATTTAATAAATGAGTAATAGTCTGTGCTGTAACAAACTCTAAATCACGTCCTTCAAATTCATCTACTAACTTTTTAAAATTATCAAAGTCAATGGATTCGTTAAGTATATCACGCAATTTAATCATTTATTTTTTATCTTTAATAGGGCCGCCTACTATCCAAGCATTGCAAGTACGAGACCCAGCACACTTAAATTTAAGAAATGTGCAATAGCCTAATTTACCAGCTTCAATAGTATCCCAAGCGTCTTTTGCAGCTCCTTCCGTATCATCTGTTTCCGGTTCAACAACCGATGCTGTCGACTCTTCTCCTTCAGCTACCGGAACTTCTACTTCTCCTGATGTAATTCCCTTTTCAATACAATTAAGCATTCTAGAAGTTATATTAAAAGCGGCACAATTATTGCAACGAGATGACTTAGCTTCTTCCATAGAATCCAATTGCCATTCTTCAGCTTTCTTTTTCCAAAATTTAATATTTGGGTTATTTGGATTCAAAGGGCCGTATCCATATTCGTCAATTGCTTTTTGACGATGTGCTAAATTAACTTCGATATTTTGAGTAGCTACTGGACACTTAGGTGCTTCGCCTTCTGCTTCTTTTAATAAATTTACTAGCTTAATCATTTAATCTTCGGTTGAAATTTCATAATGTATATCGTGAATAATTGCAGCTACATTAACTGCATATAATAATTTATCTTCTTGTGCGTTAGGAAATTTATCTTTTGCTAATTGATAAAATGTTTTATAATCATTATCATCAGCAATTTTAGTTAATTTTTTTTTATTTTTTCTAACCCAATCGTCAGCAGCAGCGTTTATTTCTAAAACGTCGCTATTGACGTCTATATTTAAAAATGGTTTATTTACAGGACCGGTATTTGTATTCAATTTTGGAATTGGCAATTTAACATACCAATTTTCTCCCATTGCTTGGCTACCCATTGCTTGCACAACTTCACTAGCTTCAAAATTTGGGAATTCTTTTATTGCCGAATCGTAATAGCCTTTCCAATCACTATTATCTACAAAAGTTTTTAAAAGTTTTTTGTTATCATTAAAGAATTTTTGTATCGCAGTACGCACTTCAACAACTTTATCGGTTAATTGATATGAGTCTTTAGATACTTCCTTTAATAAATCAACTAACTTAATCATTATTTTTTAACTTTGATAATTGTATTAGTAAGCATAGTATCTAATCGTTTATTAACAGACTCTTCTTGTTTAAACGGAGGCATATAATTTAATTCACCGGATTGTGCAATCTTTTTCCAATTTTTAGCATCATCGGTTTGAGGCATTACGTCTCTTTTAGGAGCGCCTGGTACTGGCTTTGATGTATTTTGCATTGATTGCACATTACTCCAAATATAATTCGCAGCTTGGTCTAAATTTGAAGTGCTTAAATTATCAGCGTCTTTGTTTGATTTTACCTTAACTTTTCCAAATTTAACAAACACTTTCATTACATCTTTTGTAATAGTTTCTCTTACGTATTTTTTTAAATCAACTTCTCCTATAGTAATTAAATTTTTAGATCCTTTAGCAGTAGCAGTAGGTACAGTGCCTAAATCAGCAGCTATAGCTATTTGAGTTACTTTTAAAAAGTCCATAGGTTCTGTTACGCTTTTTGAATTCATATCAGACACTGCAATAGACGCATCTTTATTCATAGCATAT